GTACGTGCTCGATGTAGTCTGTGACCGCTGGGGACCAGCAGAAGTAGAGCGCAATTTTTTGAACATCAGCTTGCAGGACGCTGATGCCGCTAGGCAACAGGGGATTGAATACAGCGTAGCCTGGGAACAGGAGCCGGGCAGCGCCGGTAAGCGTGAGACCTGGCGTTTGGTTGGTTTGCTCAAAGGAATTACCGCTCATGGCATTCCGTCACGCGGTGATAAGCTCGCCAGGACGAAACCATTGGCAGCACAAGCAGAGGTCGGAAACGTGAAAATTAAACGTGGGCCGTGGAACGATGCATTCTTGAACGAATTGCATAACCAGCCGGCTGCACCACACGACGACCGGATGGACGCAGCGGCGGGCGCATTTGCGCAGACATTATCCGGCGGGAGGGTCCAGCAATCCGCCAACCCGTTTTACAGTTGAGGTAGCGATGCCGGCAGCAGTGCAGTATGAGCTAGACAAAAACACAGACGAATACCGGCAGATCGAAGAGGCATATAGCGCTGAGGTTACTGCGCGCGCCGAAATATTCAGGCGTAATTGGGACTATTACGATGGCCTCATGCCAAACCCGCTCAAGATCGGCAAGGACAAAATCGACGATAATATCATCCTGCCGAAGATCGGGCAGATCACCGACAAAACTGTCTCATTTTTGCTGGGTGATGGCGTGGACTTCGATGCCTCTGGCGATGGTGAGCAGGATGCAATAGACGATAGCCTGGCTGAATTGTGGGCGGCGAACCGGAAACAGGTCCTGTTGCATAATATGGCATTGTCTGGTACGCTGTCGGGGCATTGTTGGGCACGCATCGAACCGCGTGAGAACATGCAACCGCGCATTGTCAACCTCAACCCCGCGAATTGCTCCGCATTCTGGGACGTGGCCGACGTAGGCCGCGTGTTGTGGTATCGCTTGCAATTCCAGGCTGGTGACGATGGGCCGGGGAAACGACTCGATTACGTGCATGGACGGCTGAGCACGGACGGCGTAGACCACGATGTTGACGAATGGTGGGAGTTGGTCTTCACCACGAAAGGCGGCGCGTCGCCGGAGTGGGTCATGCAAAAGCCACGGGCATGGCCATATGCATGGGCGCCGCTGACCGATTGGCAGAACCTGCCGCGCGCGTTTCGTTATTATGGGTTGGATGACATCAGCCTGGCGATCCGGCTCAATCAGATGCTCAACTTTGTGCTCTCGAATTGGTCACGGATCCTCAAACACCACGCCTACCCGAAAACAGTCGGGCTGGGCTTCGACGCCGGCGACATGATCGAAACAGAAATTGGTGGTTTCTTTACCGTCAACAAATCGAAAGCCGACGCTGATATCTACAACCTCGAAATGGAATCCGATCTGAGTAGCTCGCGGGCGCTGGCTGAATTGCTGGCAGCGGAAATCTGGCACGTTGCCAGGATGGTTGATCCGGCGAGCATCAAAGACAAAATTGGTGACATCACGAATTTCGCTCTGCGTGTGCTCTATTCGGATGCAATCAAGAAAATCGAGACCAAGCGGTTGCTCTACGGCGAGGGTCTGGAAGAGTTGAGTATGCATGGCCTCGAATTGCAGGGTATCGTGCTGCCTGACACGATTGCGGTAATCTGGCCGGAAGTATTGCCAGAAGACGACGCAGAAATTACGCAACGTTTGCTGTCAGAACTCGAAGCGGGGATCATTGACAAACAGACGTATCGGGAGAAAGTCGGTTACGATCACGAGCAGATCATACAGCGCTTGGCGGAGCAGGGCACAACTGAGGACAATCTCGGCGCGCGTTTGCTGAGTGCATTCGAGACGGGGCGCTAAATGCCACAACCACCGGTCATCGCCGTGATGCAGACCTTCCGTACAGCGTTGTTGAAGCGCGAGCGCGCTGCGGCGATGCGATTGGTCAACGCTTATGGCGAAGCATACCGGCGATTACTGCCGCAGATCGAGGCTTTGCAGGCCGAATTAGAGGTCATCGATCCGAAGCTGTGGAAGCGCTATAAATTACAGCGTCTGGAATCATTAAAAAAGCAGATCGAATATGAGATCAACGAATATGCGATTTATGCGGACCGTGAATTAACGTTGGGCGCGCGGGAGGCGATTGGGCAAGCTGGCAAAGAGGCGAAAATTATCACGCAGGCAACCCTCCCCGGAATTGCACCGCTCGACGCGCGCATCATGCAAAGCTGGAATCGTTTACCAGCAGAGTCGGTGGAAACATTGCTTGGGTTCCTGGCGGACGGTTCGCCATTGCGGGAGAATCTGAAAATGTTGGGTTCCACGACTGCGGCCGTGGTGGAGAAACGGCTTACGGAGTCGATCGCGCTGGGCTACAACCCGCGCAAAATTGCACGCATGATTCGCGATGACTTGGGACAATCGCTCACCTGGTCGTTGCGGACAGCGCGCACGACGCAGATTTACAGTTACCGCGAAGCGGCACGGGCGAATTACATCGCCAATGACCACGTGGTTAAAGGTTGGATTTGGCGTTGTGCGCGTGGGGAACGAACGTGCATGTCGTGCATCGCGATGGATGGCACCAGGCACTCGTTAGAGGAGCGGCTCAACGATCACCATAATGGACGCTGTTTTGCAGAGCCAGAGACGCTTACCTATCGTGAGTTGGGCATTGACATTGCTGAGCCAGCGCCGTTGGTGACCGAAGACGCGAAGGCGTGGTTCGAGAAACAGCCCGAAGCGCTGCAGCGGCAAATGATGGGTAACGGACGCTTCGAAGCGTGGAAAGCTGGAGAATTCAAATTGGGGCAATTGACGAAAAATAGCACTGACGCGGTGTGGGGTGAGATTCGTGTCGAAACACCGCTGAAGGAATTGGTAACGCAGCAAAAGGCTGCATAACGTCACGGCGACGGTAACGCCGGGGAGGTAACGATGGTAGACGACGCTAATGTTAGCACCGTAGTAGCAGCGGGTGACGGCGACCCAACCCAACCGCCGGTTACAACACCGCCAGACAAAACGTTCACGCAGGCTGAGCTTGACAAGATTCTCAAGGACCGCCTTGATCGTGAACGGGCCAAAACGGCGGACTATGCACAGCTCAAGCAAGCGGCTGACAGATTGAAGGAGATCGAAGACGCCCAGAAGAGCGAATTGGAGAAATTGCAGGAGCGCGTGACGCAATTCGAGCAGAAGGTTGAGCAGACAGCGCAGGAGAATAAGCGCCTGAAGCGCGAAGCGAAAATCGCGGTAATTGCCGGACAACTGGGGGCGGTTGATCCATACGACGCGAATTTCCAGATGGCAACCCAGGCCATCGACCCGGACGGCGACGGAGCGGACGACAAAATCAAAGAGTCCATCGAGGCATTGAAGACGCAGCGCCCATATCTGTTCGGCAAGGCTCAGCCACATATTGAGCCGTTCAACCCGGACGGTGGGCCAGGTCAGCCGCCAGTCGAATCTGTCGAGCAGAAACGTGCGCGCATTTACGGTAGTGGTGGCGAAGTTTGGGATCCAAAAGCTGCAGCGGAGGCTGGCGGCGGGGTAGTTTTCGGGCCGGGATGGGACAACCAAACGTAGTAGGAGGTTGGGCAGATGGCACCCTTAAATCCATCGACTGATATCAGCACCTATATTCAAGCGATTTACGAAGACGCGATGTTTGTCGCACGAGAAAACGACATCGCGACGCGGCTGGTGACCGTTTTCCGGGATACGACTGACGAGGCAAAGACCAGGGTATCCAGCGAATACGGCTCGGCGACAGTCAACACCATCGGGGAGACTGACGACCTCGCTGGTCAAGCGTTTACTCCCGCAGTGCTGGAAACGTTGACGCCAGCGGAAGCCGGCGCGCAGTTTCCGCTTACCGACAAACGAATGAGCGCTGACCCATTTGGCGTGCGCAACGACGCAGCAATGGAGCTCGGCATGGCGACGGCGAAGAAAATCAACAACGATGTGCTCGGGGACCTGGCGAATCTGACCGGCGGAACGGTCGGTTCTGCTGGCACCACGATCACATGGGGGCATTTCTTCGCGGCGCATGCGCAGCTGGTGAATACCAAAGCACCTCCGCCATATCGCTGTGTGTTGCATACCTACCAGTGGGCGCAACTGGCGAGAGCAGCTTCCATCGCGGCCACCACGCAGCCCGCACCTGTCGGCGTGGTTGATGACGTGATGCGCCGCTGGTTCGTAGGCAGCGTCGCCGATACCGACATCTTCATCACCTCCGATCTGACCGTGAGTTCTGGTGACGACGCCAGTGGCGGGATGTTCTCACCGTCGGCATTGGCGCTGGATATGCGCCGTGCACCACGGTTGGAGCCGCAACGGGATGCATCGGCGCGTGTCTGGGAGCTGAACTTCACCACCGTCTATGCACACGGCGTGTGGCGGCCAGCATTTGGGATCGTGATGACATTCGACGCAGCCAAGCCAACGAGCTAATTGAGCAATGTTGAGTCGATCAGGCCATAGGAGGTAGATCATGGCTAATAATACTAAGTATCTGACCGTCAATCCCGGAACCATGCCAGGCGACGCTGATCTGGCGTTTGTCGGGCAGGTGTACGATGGGTTTGGCGGCATCACCATCAAAGAAGTGACGGTTTCGACCGGAGCGGTCGGCACTTTCGACATAGTGCTGATGAAATACGGTAGCGCCGGTACCGTTGCGGGTGGTACGGTCGCTGCCACGACTGGTGGCACCGCTACGACGTGGGCCGTTGACACGCCGCAGAATCTGAGTGTCGTAGCAGCGCAGGCGTTTTGCGATGAGGGAGAGCATCTGTTCCTCAAGAAGCTTGAGGCTGCGGCAGGGAATGACTTGACCGCCGATGCTTGTGTGTGTATCGCGTTTGTGGATGGAATCGCAACCGATGCCTAATGGCATCTCATGATCAGGATTCGTGGCCGGTGTGGTTGTGTTCTCTCCTCCGCAATTGCACCGGCCTGAATCGAGGAGAGAGGGAAACCGATGACACTCAGAATTCTGTGGCACAGCAGCACGCCGTGGGGAACTGGTTCCTACAGCGTGCTCACGAAACGGACTGTCCCGGGTATCGTGCGATTAGGATATGAGGCGGTAATCAATTCGTGGTATGGCTTGCAAGGCGAGCCGCAGAAATGGCGGATTTTGCCGAAGGGCAAACCGGATGCAGAGTCTGTCGGTATCGTGACGGTCTTGCCGAGCACCGGTAACAACTACGGCACCGATACCATGCTTGCAGCGTACCGCGCCTCGGGTTCGGACGTCTGCATTTCGTGTATGGATGTATGGGTAATTCCGGCAGAGATTAGTAGCAAACTGAATTTTGCCCCGTGGCTACCGCTGGATCATGATCCCTGCCCACAGCCGATCATCAATTCATTGCGCACCGCGATGTATCCGATGTGCATGAGTCAATGGGGCACGCAGGTGCTCAAAGATGCGGGCATCGATGCACACTATGTACCCTGCTCCGCCGACAGCGACGTATTCAAGCCTGGTGACCAGAAATTGGCACGCGAAAAAACGGGCATTCCGCAGGACGCGTTCCTGGTCACGATGGTCGCCGCCAACAAAGACGAGCACGACCGGAAGGGATTCGGCGAAGCACTGGATGGTTTCGCACGTTTTGCAGAGAAGCACGACAACGCACGTTTGTACATCCACACCCTGTGGAGTGGCGCCATCGACATTCACGCGCTGGTTGAGCGGCTGGGAATCATAGACCGGGTTATCATGCCAAACGTGTACGCAATGGTGATGGGCATGTACTCGAATGACGACATGTGCAACATCTACAACTCATCTGATGTGTTGCTCAATCCGGCAAAATCGGAGGGGTTCGGTCTGCCAATTTTGGAAGCACAAATGTGCGGAGTGCCAGTGATTGCCTCGGATTTCAGCACGACAGACGAATTATTGTTCGCCGGCTGGAAAATCGCTGGACAACGGCATTGGAGTTTCGGTGCTGATTCGTGGCGTTTCATGGTCTACGTCGATGCAGTGGTCGATTGCCTAGAAGCGGCATACAGCGAGGCCAATAACAAGAAACTGAAACAGCAGGCTCGGAATGGTGCGCTTGACCTGGATACCGACAGAACAATCACGGAGTACTGGAAACCGGCGCTTGCTGAGATCGAGAAACGCTTGGAGAAGCGACAGAAATACACCACTGAGGCGGCGGTATGAATGTTCACATCGTCTCCCTGTTTCGCAACATGGGCCGGCACATCGAGCGTTACGTTGAGCAAGTGACCGCGCTCGATTGGCAAACCTGGCGCGTCGTGGCCGTGACTGGTGATAACAACGATGACACGGTGGAGCGATTGCGCGACTGGGAAGCACACGACAAGCGCGTCGATGTGATTGAGTTGAATCTCAAGCGGCCGTACTACTCCAGTTGTGTGCACCCGGAGCGATTCTACATTCTGGGCACCAGCGCAGACGCCGGATTGCAGCTCGTCGCTGATCAGTACTGGGCGGACAAGGTGTTGTGGCTGGAATCTGACCTGACAGTGAAGCCGGATCTGATTCATCGGCTGAGCGCACATGGCCAGCCGGTTGTCGCCCCGATGGTGTGGGTGGAACTCAATCCAGGGTTCATGCAGTTCTACGACATCTGGGCGTTTCGCCGGGACGGGCAGATGTTTAGCCCATTCCCGCCGGCATGGTATGCCGACAATCTGCCCGGCGAGTTGTTCGAAGTGGACAGTGCCGGCAGCGTGCTCTTCCTGGACGCGCAGGCGGTTTACGATGGGGCGCGGTTCGGGACGACAGAAGCGGTGGTGTCATTTTGCGTAGCGTGCCGCGAACGCGGCTACACGATCTGGTGTGATCCGCACACCCACGTGAGGCATCCATGGCCGAGACTGTTATAGTGCCCCTGAATGAGAATCGCCTGATTGCAGCGACGCGGTTCGCAGAGCAAATGCGTGGCAACCGCACCTTCACGCACTTCAATCACACCATGCCGTGCGACATGCTCACTGAGTCGTGGCGCGTGTGGTTGCTATACGACATGGCGGACGAAAAGCACGAATTCATCCCCGGCCACCCGGTGTTTGTCGGGCACCAGGTAATCGGTTGGATGCAAGCGCAATTGTGGAGCGGGGTGAAAGAGCACATCGCCCGGATCGGTTTTGCCCTGCTGGAGGAATATCGCGGGCATGGCTTGGGTTCCATGATGGTCGATTACGTGCTCGAGGAAATG